TGCGAGTACAGTTTCTCGGACAATATATGGTGGGCATGAATCCCCCACTGATTTTACAGATGAAGAACTAAACGCTTTGAAAAATGCTGGCTACGGAATAGAGGTAGAGGGTTATGCCACGGTATGACTATAAATGCAACAGATGTAACAACGTTGAAGAAATAATACATGGCTTTAATGATGAGCATTCGTTTCATTGCGTTGATTGTGGGCAGGCAATGATTAAACTTATTTCAGGTGTAAACATTGCGCCTTCTGCTATGCCTTCTCGTAACTCTGTAATTGATTTAGACGCTACGAAGAAAGCTGAGAAAGCTAAAGATGCTGACATGTCTGCGTATAAGCGTTTGCGTAAGAGTGGTGTGCAACCTAGGTCTATTAACGGGTCAGCGCATTTAGAGAAACATGCAGAAACTAAGAACGAAATTCAAGCAGGGCGTGTGTATTCTAGCGATGCAAGCAGGAAAGAAAGCGAAAGACTTATGGATAGTATTGAGGCGTTATGACGGCACAAACGTGGATAGATGAAACAAAAAACTTGTTGCTAACTGACTATGTTGAGGAATGCGACACGTTAGGAACAACGTTAAACACTACTGAAACGACTGTCAACTTTACGCATGACACGGCAGGTATAGTAGCTGGAACAATTATTGAAATAGGCACTGAACTAATGTACGTGTTTAGTGTTAACGCTACAACGAACGATGCTACTGTTCGGCGTGGCTTCCGTGGCACAACCGCTGCTTCGCATACCGCAGGTGATCTAGTTACTGTTAACCCTAAATTCCCTGCACAGCTTGTATTAAACGCTATTAACGATGAGTTAGCTGACCTGTCATCGCCTCAGAATGGCTTGTACCAGATGAAAACAGTGTCGTTTACGTACAATGTGTCGCAAGATGGGTACAATTTGACGGGTGTAACTGACGATATACTGTCTATCTATCAGGTAACCTACGCTGATTTAGGGTCTGAAGACGCTGAACCTGTGTTACCTACGTGGACTTTGCGTCGTGACAGGGACACTAGCACGTTTGCTTCAGGCTATGCGCTGGTGTTACATGATGACGCTACGTCTGGACAAGCAGTCAGAGTGCAATACAAGACAGGATTTACTGCGTTAGCTGCTACTTCAACTGCGTTAAGTACTGTTGGTTTGCATTCACAAGCCTACGATTTGCCTCCGTTAGGAGCTGCTTTGCGGTTGATGTCTACACGACCTGTTCGGCGTGAGTTTATAGATGAGCAGGGGTCTAGTCGTAGGGCTGATGAGGTTCCTTCTGGGGCTGTGTCTGCTTCTATGCGTGACCTTAGAGCGTTACGGGATACGAGGATAAGCGCTGAGGCTACACGTTTGGATACGCAATACCCGATGTATTGGATGCGGTCAGGTGGTAAGACACAAAACTCTGTGTATAGAGGGGTGTAAATGGTTCATAAAGCCGAGCGTTTACCTGTTACGCTGACGATTGGTAGCACTGAACGCAAGTACAACATAGAGGTTGAGCAGTATAGGCGTACTGCTGTGCCGTTGTTACGTGAACAACGTGACTCTTCTACTGAGGCTGGTGAGCAGTCTATTAATAACCAGTTTTGGTTAAGGTCGCAAACAAATTGGGAGTTAGGGGCTGGGCAACAGTTCTTTGATAAACCTAAGTCTGATAGGAGTAGGTTCTTTTCATCTTCGGGTATTGATGTGTGGACTGAGGGTCAGTTTTCTTTGTTGCCTTTGTCTGAAACTAAGAACAATGCGTTGTCTTTAACGAACGTTATTATGAAAGTGTTCCGTAAGGTAGATGGTGGCGTTGACCACATGTATGTTGCTTCGGGTAGTTCATTGTATTATGCGACTAACTTCAGTGCTGCTGATGGGTCAGTCACATGGAATACGATGAGTGCTCCTGCTTCTGGTAGCGCTGAAACTATTACAGACATTACGTCTGATGGGACTAGCGTGTACATAGCGTATGGAAGCGCACGTGTTCCTACTAAACAAACGTTAGGTGTGACTACAGCACCAGCTAATTTTGGGTCGTTGAACCCTGACTACTTGCGTGTTGTAGGCGGTAGATTGTTTGGAATAGATGGCACAAACATTGCTGAATACAATGGAAGTGGAGCTAAGGTATCAAGCAGTTTAGATTCTACGTTACTTGACGGAGAATGGGTTGCTGTATCTGCTGGACCAGCAGGGTTTTACGCTGCGAGTAACACAGCAGGAACAGGAGCTGTAAGTTTTATTGCTATTGGTGACGCTGATGGGTTGCTTAACGAACCACAGCAGGTAGCTGAACTACCTAGAGGTGAAGAGATTAACGAAATGATTTCTTACGGAGGGTTTGTAGCGCTTGCAACCACAAAAGGTTTGCGTTTAGGGGCTATAGATACGAACAGAGGGTCTATAACGTATGGTCCTGTCATAGAAGACGCTGGTGAGGTGCATTGTTTAACCGCAGATCAAAGGTTTATATGGTTTGGTGGCAGTTCAGGTAAGTTGTACAGGGCTGACTTGTCACGCTTTACTGAAAGCCTTGTGCCAGCATGGGCTAGTGATTTGTTGTCAGTTGGTGACGGCAATAGTTTAGGTAACGTTACGTATGTTGCTAGATCAGGTGGCAAAACATTCTTTGTAGATGCAGGTAACGGAGTGCAGGGTGAGCAGTCGTTAGGGCATTTAGTGGCATCGGGGACAATAATTATTGGCGATATTAAGTGGAACACGCAGTTTAATAAGGTGTTACGTACTCTTGAGATACGTTCAGCGCCTGATTCTGTGGTGTCTGCTGTGCGTACATGGGCTGATGCTAACGTGGCTTGGGGTGACCCTGACGAGTTTTGGGTAGGTCAAACAGCTACAGTAGGTGGTTCTGTAACCGCTACGGTAACGAACGATAACAATAATTCTATTACTACGGCTGCTTTAGCTAACAAAACGAAGGTAAATGTTGCGGCTAGTGACGGCACAGAGTTAGTTCCTACACTGTCTGAGTCGTTTAGGTTGCAGTTTAATTTAACAAGGGATTCGGTAGCGACTGCTGGACCTATCATAGAGTCATGGCGAGTAGAAGCATTCGCAGCTCCTTCCAGAGTAGACGAAATAGTGTTACCTATAATCCTTAAAGCTAGGGTAGCTACATCACGTGGTATGGGGTCAGCAGCAGCGTATAACACTAAAGATGAGTATGAGGCGTTGCGTTCAGCGATGCTTAACAAGGAAGTTGTTACGTATCAGGAAGGGTCACGGTCAGATAGCGTAGTCATTGACCAGATACAGATGTCTGCGGAGAAATTGTCTGATGATGGTAATTGGTGGGAGGGTACATGCACTCTTCGGCTACTTACAGTACCATAGAGTATGGCTAAAATTCTGTATTACGATATAGAA